ATCTGGTGCTCAGTACTACGTTGTTGGATACAAAGGTACTTCACCTTATGACGCTGGATTATTCTACTGTCCATACGTTCCACTACAGATGGTTCGTGCGGTTGGTCAGGATACATTCCAACCAAAAATTGGATTCAAGACCAGATATGGTATTGTTGCCAACCCATTTGCTGAAGGAACAACAGCAGCACTTGGAGCATTAAGACAGAATGCTAACAGATACTACAGAAGAGTTAAAGTTACTAACCTTATGTAATAAAAAGGATATTATCCTTTACTTCAAAGAGACCCACATGGGTCTCTTTTTTTTATCTAAATAAATATAATGCTAGAATAATTCCATGAAACCAACTCCAAGACAACATAAAGAAGCGGTTGAACACACCGAAAAAATTAAAGAATATTTAATTAAAGAAGGATATGCTGATGATTCAGAAATGGCAAGCAACATTATAATGGGAATGAGTGAACAGTGGTATGAAACTATTCTTGAGGATTCATGAAAAATTTTAATGATTTTATTGAACAAGCTGCTGCTAAAGTTTTAACTACAGAATCGGCAAAAAATTGCCCTAAAGGGAAATATTGGTGCTACACTGATAAAAAGTGTAAGACAATTCCTAGTGGATACTTTGTAGGTAGAAGGGGATATTTGGAACCAGAGGAAGATTCTAAGAATGAGAAGAATGGTAATGGAAACGGTAATGGAAACGGTGGAAATGGTAATGGTGGCAACGGTGGAAATGGTGGCAACGGTGGTGGAGGTATGGGAGAATCATTTATTAATCTTCCATTAAACGTTGAAATACCAAAAAATCAAACTGAATTTGATCTTGGATTAATGTTCAGAGAATCTTTGGATGAAGATAGTGGTATGTTATTTGTATTTGAGGATGTTAGCAAAAAACATTTTCATATGAAAAATACTGTAATACCATTAGATATTGCTTTTATCAATGAATATGGTATAATAGAAAGTATAGAAGAATTATCACCTTTAAAAGTGCTTCCTATCTCATCACCAACAGAAGTTCTATACGCATTAGAAGTAAATCGTGGTTGGTTTAAAAATAATAATATTAGTGTAGGGGATAAAGTCCTCAATACTAATTTAAAATAAAAGTAATGATGTCTCTATTCACAAATATATTATTAGTAGCAGTGATGTGGGTTCAAGTTCCACAGTGGACTGATGACTGGGCAGTTTGTGCAGTTGATATTCCTGATGCTGCATGTCATTGGTATGTTGCGAACGCAGACAATACTTTTGGTGAAGGATTTGATTGGGAGAATGCTCCTTGGTTTGATGCGAATGGATTACAGGATGTGGCACCAATGCAGAAAAAAACAGTTGTAGAAAAACTACAAAATGGAGAATAGTAAATGGCAAAAATATCTGATACACAAATAGCAAATCGTAATTTTCTTTCTCCTGTAGGATTTAAATTTTCTCTTTCAAAATTTCCAAAAGTTGATTTTTTCTGTAACTCGGCAAGAATACCTGAGATTACACTAGGTACAGCAATACAACCAAGTTATCTAAAAGAGATTGATATACCAGGAGAAAAATTAATCTATGGAGATCTTTCAATCAGATTTTTGGTTGATGAACAATTGGAAAATTATGTTGCTGTCCACAATTGGATAACTGGTCTTGGATTTCCAGAATCACCACAACAGTTTATTGATAAGACAACTGATAGAGATGGTTTAAGAGATTTTCAAGAACAATTTTGTGATGGTAGTCTTCACATCTTGAATAGCAATTATAATGATGTTGCTATTGTAAAATTTAAAGATATATTTCCAACATCAATAACATCATTAGATTTTGATGCGACTGAAACGGATATAAATTACTTTACAGCAGAAGCAACTTTTAAATATGTTATTTACAGCATTGTAGGAACTGACGGAAAAGCTTTATGAATCTTGAACAAATTCAGGAGATGTGGCAGAAAGATTCTGTTATTGATCCTGATAATCTACATGATGAATCATTAAAAATACCTCAACTTCATTCTAAATACTATACTCTTTATAACACAACTACGTTATTGAGAGAGAAGGCAAGAGAGTCATATAACCGTATTCGTCTAGAAAGACATAATTATTATACTGGAAAAGCACCTGCTGAAGAATATGTGAAAGAACCATTTCCATATAAAGTCAGAGAAAAAGATGCTATACAGAGACATATGGACGCAGATGAAAGGATGAGTACAATCAATATGAAAATAAAATATTATGATGTGACTCTTAAATTTCTGGAAGAAATAATTCGGAACGTTTCAAACAGAACATATCAAATCAAAAATGCCATTGAATGGCAACAATTCCAATCAGGATTCTAATGATAAGAGAACTAGTAAAACCAGAACATCAATTATTTCATCATCGAATTAATTCATGCAGTTATAATTTAGATAGAAATTTTTTATCTAAAACATTGGTAGATAATATGATACATTATAATGGTATTGGACTATCTGCTAATCAAATCGGTATTTGGGAAAGAGCATTTGTAATGGTCAGAGATCTGGAACATAATGAAGTAATGGTATGTTTTAATCCTCGCATTATCAAATCATATACTGAAGAAGTTGAAATGGAAGAAGGATGTTTGTCCTACCCAAAACTTTTCTTGAAAGTTAAGAGACCAGATAAGATTGTCGTAAAGTATGAAGATGTTGATAAAAAAACTCATAAAATAAAGTTACAAGGACTTGCTTCAAGAGTATTTCAGCATGAGTATGATCACATGGAGGGTATAGATTTTACTCAAAGAACTTGATGAATAATCCTAGATTTTACTATTCAACTTTTGCTGGAAACTGGGAATATGATAACCAGAAAAGTAAAGTATTAGATTTGAAATATATTAACGATAATCTATTATCTAAAGATAGATTAGAGATTATTAAACTTAAAGAAATTGCATGGAAAAGTAAGCACCATTTTCCATACAATCTCGGTAAAAATTGTATTTGCTGTGGAGGAAAAGCATATATTAATTGTGATCCAAGTATTCCTGGAATAATTGCTTATAATTGTCCAAATCCATATGACAATAAGTATAGGATGCTTGATGGTAGACATAGAATTATGAGACTTTTATTTGAAGGTAAAACTGAATCAAAATTTTACGTGTTTGACTTTAATGAAATAAAGCATTTTATACGTGATGATAAAAATCAAACTTATTAAAGGGTGATAAATAACCATAGGTGATTCCTATAGTTATGTCTCATTTGGTTATTTCAAAGAAGAATGAAGTGTATCTCTATGTTAAGTCAGAGATACATGTTTACTATGAACTAGCAGATCAGTTTACTTTTGAAGTGCCTGGTGCACAGTTTTCACCAGCATACAAAAAAAAATTTTGGGACGGAAAGATAAGGTTATTTAATATACAGAATGGTCAAATATATGTTGGACTTCTAGATCGAATTATACAATTTTGTAAAGATCATGAATATACATACGAATTTGAAAATAGTAAGCATTACGGAACTCCATTTGAAATAAACCCACATATTTCTTATGAGGGGGTTAAAGACTATATGAATGCTATTTGTAGTTATTCACCTCGTTCATATCAAATAGATGGTGTATATGACGCTCTAAAACATAACAGGAAATTGTTAATATCTCCAACTGCTTCAGGTAAGTCTTTAATGATATATTCGATTGTTAGATATTTTGTTGAAAAGGGACAAAATACTCTGATAGTTGTTCCAACAACATCCTTAGTTGAACAAATGTATAAAGACTTTTCTGAATATGGATGGGATGTTGGATCATTTTGCCATAAAATATACGCTGGAAAGGAAAGAGAAACTGATTCTCAAGTCATTATAACAACTTGGCAATCAATTTATAAGTTACCTCGAAAATATTTTGAGAGATTTAATTGTGTAATTGGTGATGAAGCACATCAATTTAAATCAAAATCACTTATATCAATCATGACTAAACTAGCTGATGCGAAATACCGATATGGATTTACAGGAACTTTAGATGGAACTGAAACTCATAAGTGGGTGTTAGAGGGTTTGTTTGGTCCATCATATAAAGTTATAAAAACAAATGAACTGATGAAAAAAGGACATCTTGCCAAATTAGATATAAATGTATTACTATTAAAACATCCACCAAATAAATTTGAAAACTTTGAAGAAGAAATACAGTATATTATTAGCCATCAACGTCGAAATAATTTTATTAAAAATCTTGCTTTAGATCTAAAAGGTAATACTCTTATCTTGTATGCAAGAGTTGAAGGTCATGGTGAACCCTTATATAATTTAATAATAAATAGTAATATCATAGAACAACGCCAAGTATTTTTTGTACATGGTGGCGTGGCGACTGAAGACCGAGAAGAAGTTCGGTCAATCACCGAAATGGAGAACAATGCTATCATTATTGCCTCTTACGGCACCTTCTCAACTGGAATTAACATTAAAAACCTTCATAATGTCATCTTTGCCTCGCCATCGAAATCCAGAATCAGAAACCTCCAATCAATTGGTAGGGTCCTGAGAAAAGGAAATAATAAAACAAAAGCAACTCTATATGATATTGCCGATGATATTAGTTATAAATCTCGAAAAAACTATACTCTCAATCATTTGATTGAAAGAATTAAAGTTTATAATCAAGAAAATTTTAACTATGATATAGTAAACATACCTCTAAAGAACTAATGGGAGATGAATTTTACGCTATAATTAAATTAGTATCAGGCGAAGAGATATTTTCTATGGTCTGTACTGATATTAGTGAAGAAGATACAATTCTTCTTTTACATCATCCTGTGATTATGAATATGATTCAATCTCCAAAAGGATCATTTATTAAAGTAACTCCTTGGATGGAAATGACGGACGATGATATGTTTGCTGTTAAATTAGATAAAATTATTACAATGACTGAAACACATGATAAAAAATTAATTCAAGTATATAAACATTATATTACTGATATTGAGTCTGAAGAAGACACTACTACCTTAGATATGTACAAATCAGGAGGTAAAGTTGATATATCAAATAAGATGGGATACATATCGAGTGTTGAAGAAGCTAGAGACTCTTTGGAAAAGATATTTAATATTAACAAAGAGAAGTAAAGCTATTATGACTCTTGAACCTCTACAAAGGTTATTGTACACATATTTCAACAACTTGTCAAGTGCTGAAAGTATGTTATAATAGAATATAGTTAGACGGAGACATTAAATGCCTAGAAAGAAGTCTGAACACTATGTAAATAATAAAGAACTCTTAGAGGCACTTATCGTCTATAGAGCAAAGGTTGCTAATGCAAAAGAGAATAATTTACAAAAACCAAGGATCACAAATTATCTTGGAGAGTGTTTTTTAAAGATTGCCACACACTTATCATATAAACCAAACTTTGTAAACTATATGTTTCGTGATGATATG